ACGACACCAATACCTTTAGTTTTCCCTTCTCTAAATATAATTTGTTTATTTTTCTGTATAAATTCGGGACGTCTAATAAATCTAAATCTTACATTTGATTGATCACCTGTTCTTAATAATTCTTTTTCAATACTTATAATTTTGGCAACTTGTTTAATAGTTCCACAATGTATCATTGTTTCGTAATTTTCTTTAATTGTAGTTGGATGATGTAGAATCTTCACTTTGGCATCAAATTCTCTATATGTATGTTCTTTGTTTTCTTTATCTATTAAAATCATACCTCTCTTTATTATACTCTTTTTAAGAATAAATTTCTTATCTAAATTTTTTATATTAAAACATCCTGAATTACCACATTCAATCTCATCTTCTAATTCTCTAAAATTATTGTGAATAGTTTTTACCATTACTTCATAAAACATACCATTAAATGGACCTAACATATATTTTCCACCGTTTACAATTTTCCCTGAATTAACTGTTCCTGAAATAACAATACCTACACCAACAACTTGGAATATATCTTCTATTGTTAAAAACATTTGTTCACTCTTCAAATCTTCCCATGGTTCATTTAATTTAATATTTACTAAAAAATCCTTAATATTGTCAATATTATAGCCAGAAGTATTTGAAACTTTTATTAATGGAAATACATTATTATCTTTGAAATCATAATATTCATTCATATTTTCATCACATATTTCTACTATCTTTTTATTACATTTATATCTTTTCATTATTTCATATAAATCTCTTAATGTATTTTTCATAACATTATCAGGGCATAAATCTATCTTTGAAACAACAAAAATAATAGGAAGTTTTAAAATTAAAGCCAATAAAAGATGTTCTCGTGTCATATGTGACACTCCCATATTTGCACCAATCATTAGCATTATACAATCTAAACTACAACAATTTGCTCCAAATATGGTAGTTTTATAGTACTTTTCGTGTCCAGCCAAATCAACAAAACTTAATGTTAAATCATCGTTTACTTTGTCATATATATGGGTAATACATGATGTTCTACCAGATTCCTTTTCATGGTCATGTTTAAGAATTTTACTTCGAGCAAAACCTCTTCCATTATCAAGTATTTTATTTGTTAATACACTAATAATCGTAGTTTTGCCACTATCTACATTCCCCAAAATACCGATACGTCTATCTTTCATGAATATTTAATTATATAAATAAAAATACTCTCTAAATACAAGTAAAAATTTAATTTATTAAAATTACTTAAATCAAATAAATCAATTAAAATCAAATAAATTTTATTAAAAATCAAATAATTATAAAAATAAAGATTTAATATTAAAAATTACATAAATCTAATAATTCTACTTTCCATGCTGAAATACTAGGTAAAATAAATTCACTATCTATAATATTTTGTAGCCTAAATTTACCTTTATTATTTGTTCCAATAATTAACCAAATATTATCATATTTATCTTTTAATTTTTGGTTTCCATCATCAAAAATATTTATTCTACATATTTGTTTATCTTTATCTTGATATTCTATAAATTCCATATTATTAAAATAGTCTATAAATATTATGTAGCTATTCCCTAAATTTTTTTAAAATTAAAATAAAAAATTGATTAATATTCTTATTCTAAATTACATTAAACACTTTTAATAAGTAAAACTAAATACTACACAGAAGTAAAAATGAGTCTTAATGATTATGAAATTAAAATTGAAGCGCGGAAAAAAGGTAACCATCACAATTCAGGTTATTGTAGTGACCCATGCGATTTTGTTGATATTGACGAAGATTATAGTTTTTCAATAGATGTTCCAAATAAGAAGTTTGTAAAAGATTTTGTATATAGTGATGGTGAAATAAACCCAGATTGTCTTATGCAATATAATAAAACCAATAATATTTATGATGAAACTTCACGAAAATGTGGTGGTTCGGGCTATTGTGGTTGTGAAATAAAAACAACAATTAAAAGTGCTAAACTAGTTAAGTTAAGTAATATTAAAGATAAGTTTTTAAATGAAATAAGTTCTGATGAAGAGGACCAATGTTTTTCTAAATCAGAAGTTACATCATTTAATACATCTGTTTCTAAAACAAAACTCCCATCATTATCTAGGACAAAACCTAAAACTAATTATGTATATGATTATAGTAATCCTAAAAAATATATGATTAACTCAGGTAAAAAGAAATATCCTAAGCATTATAATGAATCATATATAGAAAGGTGTTCAAAGATTCCATGTAAATTCCTTCCAAATTGTAAATATCAATATGATTTAGTAAGGCCATGTATGTTTAATCATTCATAGTAAGAATTAATAAATAAATTTCAAATAATTCTTAAAAAATCAAAAAAATTTTATTCAATAAATACATCATTATACACTAATTTACCATGAAACTCTTTTAGACTTTTATATTTTTTATTATCCATTACTGTTAGTAGTCTTTCTTTTAAATATTTGAAACAATGTGTACCTTCCTTATAGTAATAAGTACCTATTTGTACCGCACTAGCACCTGCTAATATATATTCAAACACATCGGTTCCTGTTTCAATGCCACCAACACCAATTATTTTTACATTTGTATGAATTAAATGTTTAGCAAAATTAAATACATTAGATAAACCAGTGGGTTTTACGATACTTCCACCTAAACCACCCAAACCTTGTTTAGGTCTAATAACAGGTGATTCCTTTTCTGGATCAATAACTAATCCATTTCCAATACTATTTATTGTTGTAATAAAATCAATAGGATATTTTAAAATAATATCTGATACAATTTTGAAATGGTGTAATTCAAAATAAGGTGGAAGTTTTATACCAATCATTTTCAGATGTTTGATTTTTATTTTTTTAAAAAGTTCTTCTAAATATAAATCCATATTTTCAAAATCATATGCTAGTTGTCCTTTATTTATAATATTGGGACATGATAAATTAATTTCTATACCTACATTACATAAAGGATTTTTGTTTAATTTTTTATGTATTTTATTAATAATTGTAATATTATCATTCAAATTTAATCCAGCAATTGAAATTATATATGGTTTTGTATTATTATTATTTATTTTATTTATCATATCAATATAAAAATTATAACCATTATTTGGCAAACCCATACTATTGATACTCAAATATTCATTATGATAATATCTTGGTTTATCGTTACCATTTCTTTTTTCAATTGTACAACTTTTAGAAACTATAGCACTTGAATCACTAAACAATAGTTCACAAAGTTCATCGTTATTTGTACATCTTGGCCCCGACGCATTCATAATTGGATTATCTAAAATACATTTTCCTATTTTTACTCTCAAATCCATAACTAATGATATTTATATTTACTAATATTTTTCTCTTTAACTTAATATTAAAATTTATATTTGATTTTAATTAATCTAAATCAAATAATTCTAAATTCAAATTCATAATAAAATTTGATATGATTAAATAAAGAAATAATATAATAAATATATAATGGACAACAAATCGAAGATAGACAACAAATCGAAGATAGACAACAAATCGAAGATAGACAACAAATCGAAGATAGACAACAAATCGAAGATAGACAACAAATCGAAGATAGACAACAAATCGAAGATAGACAACAAATATAAAAGAAGAACAGATTATTCACTTATTTTTGAAGACCACCCAGAATTTAGACCAAATTTAACACCTAAAGAAATATTACAAATGGGGTCATTTGGTGGTACTTATTTTAGACCAATTTATTCATCAGTTAATAATAAAAATTATAAAAATCAACACAAAGAATTTGAAAAATATGGATGGTTTGAAAATATGGATGTATCTAAATATGTAACAAGTAGTGTTTGTCGTCCAAGTATTAATAAATATAAAGTAAAAGCTGGATCAAGTTTAAGAGCATGGGAAGAAAGTGGGTGGATTAAACCTATTGATCCATATGGTTGGTTTCAATGGTATTGTAGATTTTACTGTGGAAGAAGAAGTAATGACGATGAAAGACAAATAAGTAGATGGAATAAATATGCTGGGGAAAAGGCTGGTAGGTATAGAAGAAGATTAATTAATATGTGTATAAAACAAAATAAAAAATTTAATGATTATAGTGTTAGTCCAGTAATTAGACAAGGATTATTGCATTGGGGATATCAATTAAATAAAAAGGATTATGATAATCATAAAAAATCACTTGGTTTATGAATACTAATTCATATTTTTAATCAAATTATATTTTTAATCAAATTATATTTTTAATCAAATTATATTTTTAATCAAATTATATTTTTAATCAAATTATATTTTTAATCAAATTATATTTTACTTATATTTTACTTATTTTTTTATTTTAATTAAAAGGATATTTTTTTTTTTTTAAAATTGAATTAAATATTTATTTATAATTTTAAAGTATTATTTATAAACTATTATTTATATACTTATTTATCAAAATGGATGATTGTCCAATATGTTACGATAAAATTAATTTAGTTTCAAAAAATAAAGAAAACAAAGTAGATATTTATAAAACAAATTGTAATCATAGATTTCATAAATCATGTTTTAAAGAATGGGTAAATAGTTTATCATTATCAAATAAAAAATACACATGTCCATTATGCAGAGATATTATTGATGTATCATTAATTATTGAACGTAATGAATTAATAAATAAAATATATAAAACAAAAAATATAAAAAGAAAAACAAAACTTATTAATGACATATATGTTAGTTTTATTTATAAAACACTTCAAGATCAAATACCTAAAGCATGGATAGATTTTAACAAAAAAGATAGTTTATTACCATTATACCATTTAAATTTAGGTAGTGAAAATGTATATATATCAGCGTATTTTAGATGTTATCTACTATATTCTAACAAAATAGAAGAAATTAAAACATTTGATGTATATGATTTTAATGGTAATAAATATCTTGATTTAGATGAAAGAAAATATAAAATTACAGATACATTTATAAAACCAGTATTTTTAATATGTTTTGAATGGTGTATAAAAGTATTACATGCTTTAAAATATTTTTATTCATTTAATTATAAACAATATTACAATACTATATTAAATGATTTAGCAATATATACAATTTTAAATTTAAACTATTGTGATAGAAAGGGCATGTATCAAGCTGTATATGCTTCTGCTATGTATAATATAATACAACTCTTTAATAATAAAGATAATCAAGAAAATAATAATTTACCAGATGTTTATAAATTTATATATATGACTGATTTTACATATACTGTTGACCAACTAAAACCAATTATATCATTTCAAAAAGATTATTTGGATAAAAATATATTATTACTAAAACAATAATAATTATTATTTATTATTTACAATTTATTATTTTGGTTATATAAATAATTACATATCTACAATTATATTTTGATAGGTTATATCACAATTATATTTACATATGTTATATATTTTTTATTTGTTTATTGTAAGTATGTTTACAGTATATTTGTATTTAGTATTAATTGCAATTATATTAACAATTTTATATATATCAAAAGAATTAGTTTTAGTTGATTTAAAACAAAGAAAACAAAATTTAGAAAAGTTAAAAACTATGACAAAACAAGTCGTTAAATGTGATATTAGTTCTTATTTTTCTCCATCTTTAGACCAAATTAATTATAAATCAAAATTATAGAATTATTATAAATTTCCAATTATCTATAAATCCAACAATCAACTATTTTTAAAAAATTAAGAAAGATTTAATAATATTTATTATGATGATCTTGTAACTATTAATATTAGTTTCTTTATTAATACGTTTATTATTAATAAAATCTTTTAATACTTTCAAAATATTTTTTAATTGTATTTTTTTTTCTATAAATTTACTAGTATCGTCACTTTTTACTTCTAAGTCTATTTTATTTAAAGAATAATATAGATTATAGAAATATATTTCTAAATTATTATTATTTAATTCAGTTTTAAAAATTAAATTAATAATATAATCAATTTCTTCGTACAACATGTGTCTATCAATTACTATAAAATAACCATTATTAGTTAAATTCCTTACATTAGTTTCATTGATTCCACTTAAACTATCTATTTTGTAAAACTTATTATTTATTTTTTTATTTATCCATATATGGTTTCTATTAAATTCAAAGAAACAATTTGATTTTTTAAGTAATTCATTATAGTGTTCAATATCTAAATGCGTTCTACTATTATTATAAGAATTTATAGGAATGAGTAATATAAATTTATTAAATATTTTATCCATAATATAGCTAACAATACTTCGTCCTTCAGCAAATCCATCCATAGATCTTGAATTTAAACCAACTATTAATTTATCATATTCATCACATAATTTGAAAAAATTAGTTTCATTTAAAAAAATGTTTCCATTATAATTATTTAAACTATGCATTCTACACATATCACCACGTTGTCTTTCACAAAATATATTAGGAATCATTTAGATATTCCAATGATAAAATTATAAAATTTATTTTAATATAGATTTATACAAAAAAAAATAATAAAAATAATTTAATTAATCTATTTTTTTGAAATATAAAAGTTAAATATAAAAAATTTATTATTTAGGGAATATAGATATTATTTTTAATATTTTATTTCTTAATACCTTTATTGATTGTTTTTTTTAATGATTTTAATGAATCTAAATCAATATTCATTTTACCACAACATAACATAGCTATAACCAATAATGATGCTAAGAAAATATATAAACTCATTACAAGCATACTATAGTAATAAATAAATGTTCTTTCCCAACTATTACTACAATCGCATCTACCTAATACTATTCTTTGTGAATAAGTGAAAAGAGCATACACATTTATTAATCCAAAGAATGTATAAATATACCCAATTATTGTAAATATTTTATTTGATAATATATCTTGTAAATTATATTTGAAATTTATTATATGTAAAAATAATGGAATAAGACATACTAATGTTGTTATTATTATTGTAATTAATGAATAAATTTTGATATAATCTCGTTTCCATTCTTCTGAACATTCACATGAAACCTTTTCCAATTTTCTTACATAATTAACAATTAAAACATTTACTAATAATACAATTAGTATAACAAGAAAACCACAGTAATCCATATAATTTAAACACAGATTTTTATATTAATTATTAAATATTAACTATTTAATTTATATTTACCTATCAATAAATAGTAAATATTAAATTAAAAAAAAAATAAAAAATAAAATTATTCTTATAAAATTATTCTAATTTCTTGCTTCCCAAAATTATTCTAATTTCTTGCTTCCCAAAATTATTCTAATTTCTTGCTTCCCCAAATTAT